GTGTTGTTGGTGGTCCTACTACGTTCCCTATGGCTGGTGGTAAAACTGGTCTTATGGGAGAAGCTGGACCTGAAGCTATCATGCCTTTGAAAAGAGGTAAGAATGGTAAACTTGGTGTAGCTGCTGAAGGTGGTGGTTCACAGACGGTTGTAGTAAATAATAACTTCAATATCGCTGCCAATGGTGACGAAAGCGTTAAGCGTATTATCAGGGGTGAAATGCCACGTATCTCTGAAGTTACAAAGGCTGCTGTTGCAGATAGTAAACGCCGTGGTGGTTCTTATGGAAGGTCTTTCTAAATGGCAATATCTTACCCTCTTAGTTTACCAACAAGTATTGGTATTGCCCAGATTGAGATTACAGCAGTTAATGCGGTAGCACTTAGTACCTCACCATTCACCTTTAAGCAGCAAGTGTTTACGTACTCAGGTCAGATGTGGACTGCATCTGTTACTATCCCCCCTGTGCATAGATACTTGTCTGCTGATTGGAAGGCTATGTTAACGGCTCTACGGGGTCAGACAGGCACTTTCCTATTGGGAGACCCTGACTACGCTACCCCAAGAGGTACTATATCCTCAGGGACGCTTACAGGCACTGTGGGGAGTTCTACAGTGTCTGTTACCCTTACTGGTACACTACTGGCAGGTGATTACATTCAGGTGGGTAGTGGGGCGTCAGCTAAGTTACACCAAGTCCTTGTGAATATTTCTGGTAGTGGTAGCCTAGAGATATGGCCTGCCTTACGTGATACCTACACATCTACCCCTATTGTGTTTAATAGTCCTTCTGGTGTATTCCGTCTAAGCAGTAACCAAACGTCTTGGTCGATAAACGAAAACAGTGTATATGGTATATCCTTTGATTGCGTGGAGGCGCTATGAGTAGATCAGTTTCAGCTTCAATTATAGCAGCCCTTACGGAACCTAATGTTTATCCTTTCTATGCTGTAGAGTTTCTTTTCGATAGTAGCCCTGTTAGGTTTTGGACAGGCTTAGGTGATAGAACTATCGAAGGTAACACGTACCTTGGTGCAGGAAACCTTATAGGTATTAGTGGGCTAGAGGAAGCAAGTGACCTGTCTGCTAAGAACGCAACTATATCATTAAGTGGTGTACCTGAGACACTTGTTGCACTTGCCCTTGCGGAGCCTTACCAGAATAGACCTTGCCGTATTCTCTTTGGTGTTGCAAATATAAATGCTTCAGTGGAAGTCTTTAGTGGCTTCATGGACGTTATGACTATTCAGGATAGTGGTGATAGCTCTACTATATCGCTTACTGTTGAGAACAAGTTAATCCAACTACAAAGGGCTAAAGAAAGAAGATACACTCATGAGAGTCAAAAGGCTCTTTTGGCACCCGGTCAAGAGGATATTTTCTTTTCTTACGTGTCTGACCTACAAGATAAGGAAATCGCATGGGGACGCAAAACAACCTAAATGAATACCTGAAGTCTGTAAAGAACACGCCCTTTAAGTTTGGTGAACACGACTGTCTGACTTTTACTAATAGTGCCTACAGAGCTATGTATGGGACTGGTTGGGCAGAGGACTTGCTTGGAAGGTACATGAGTGAAAAAGGTGTACCTTTGGGGCGTGGTGCATTAAAAGAGACTTTTGGGTACCAGACCTTTGAGAGTGCTGTAGACGATAGACTTATTACCTACAAAGGCGTACCACCAAGAGGTGCATTAGTAACTACTACGTTCTGTAGGAAATTCGTTATTGGTGTGGCTATGGGTATTAGTGTAGGTACTTCCGCAGTATTCCTATCTGGAGAAGGCTTGATAAGTCTCCCCATTGAAATGATTGACAAGGCTTGGACACATAAACCATGAGATATAACCCGTTTAATATACTAAGGCACAAATCTTGGGATAGATCGCCTAAAGACCCAATGTCTATTGCTGTATCACTTCTGGGGGCTGCTTCCGCTGGTACCTTTGCTGCCTACGCTCTAGCCTTTGTTATTGGTATGGGTATTAGCTTTGTGACCTCTTGGGCTTTATCTGCCCTTTCAGGTAAGCCCTCTGGTGGTTTAGATAATAGGGGATTGCTAACTAACATTAAAAACCCAGCGGCACCTCGTGATTATGTATATGGTGAAACACGTAAAGGCGGTATTGTTACCTACCTAGAATCCACAGGTGAAAATAACAAATTCCTACACATTATCGTTTCTATGGCTGCACACGAAGTGGAATCTATCACTGACTTCTATATCAATGATGAGAAACTCGTGGCTGACCCTATTACTGCTACAGTATATAATATCACTCTAGTAGGTTCTAGGCAGGTTGGTGGTTCGGAGGGGGAGGTAGAAGTATACAACTCAGTATATTCTTTTGCCGTACCTGTTGCATTAGACTTCCCTGTAGGTACTATCACTTATGAGCAGTACCGCCAAATCTTTGACCAAAGTTATAGTAAAACCCTAATCTCTGGACAAGAGTTTTCTGGTACTACCTTTACAAGCATTACTATCACAGACAAAGGAACTGATACAGGTTATGTAGCAGATGATAAGTGGAAGGGTAAAGTTCGTATTGAAGCCTTCACCGGTAATCAGACAGCAGCTCCTAGTACCTTGCTTGCAGAGTCTACCCTACTTACTGGTGTAGAGGGCGCAAAGTTTATTGGTTACGGCATAGCTTATATGTACATACGTCTTGAGTATGACGTTGATGTATTCCCCAATGGTATTCCAGTATTCACTGCTATGGTTAAGGGTAAGAAGGTCTATGACCCACGCACTGGTTTAACTGGTTATTCTGCCAACTCTGCCTTGTGTATCCGTGATTACATTGTATCTGAGTATGGGCTTGATGATGCAGGCTTTGTAGATGATACTATTTTTGCAGCAGCAGCTAACGTGTGTGATGAAAGTGTAACTTTAGCCGCTGGCGGTACTCAGCCAAGGTATGAAATTAACGGAGTAGTATCCTCTGCTGCGAACCCCGGTGACATCCTACAGGCAATGACAACTAGCTGTGCTGGTACGCTATTCTGGGGTCAGGGTAAGTGGCAACTAAAACCCGGTTACTACACAGTACCAACCAAGACACTTACTCTTGATGACCTTCGTGGCCCTATTACCTTGTCCACAAGGAATAGCCGTAGGGATAACTTCAACGTTGTACGTGGTACTTTTAATAACTCAGAAGCACGTTATGTACAGGAGGACTACCCTGAGATAAAAAGTGCTGCCTTTATTGCTGAAGACAATGGCTATGAGAACGCACTAGACTTAGCACTACCACTAACTACTAACTCATTTATGGCTCAGAGGTTGGCTAAACTTACCCTGTTTCGGGGTCGTGAGCAGATGACTCTTTCTGCTGACTTTGGCATGAACGCTTTTGATGTTCAGGTGGGTGATATTATATCCTTTACCAACGAACGCTATGGTTGGACAGAGAAAGAGTTTGAGGTTCTAGCTTGGAACTTCCACCCAAGTGGTGAAGGTGGTGATCTTGTAGTATCCTTAATCTTGCAGGAAACGTCTTCTGCTGCTTTTGATTGGAACGCGGAAGAGTCTGCTATCATTGGTAACAACACTACGTTGCCTATTGAGGGGGCTGGTCTTACTATCAACAGCCTTATTGCTTATGCGTCTGGTAGGGTTCAGAGCGATGGTACTATTATCAACGCTGCTGTGGTTTCTTGGGCAAAGCCTTCAAGTTCTTTTGTAGATAGTTTTGAAATCGAGTGGAAGGTTACAACTGACGAAGTTTATGCCAGCACGACTACACGAACTCTAAGTATTGAGCTATCCCCTATTATAGATTCGATAGAGTATACCTTCCGTGTTAGGGCTGTATCTGTATCTGGCATTAGGGGTGAGTGGGCTTCTGTTACTCTTACTCACACAGGTGATTTGATTGCACCTAACGCACCGACAATTTTAAGTGCTGTTGGATACTTCCAGTCTTCTGTAGTAGCTTGGCTACCGCCCACAACAAATACTGATGGTTCTCCGCTAACCGATTTAGCTAAGTACAATATCTACCGTAGTTTGAGTAACACCTTTGGTACTGCTGCTTTGGTGGGGTCTTCTCAGTCACCCTCATTCAAAGACGTAGGGCTTGCTGACAACACTACCTACTACTATTGGGTAACTGCTGTTGACTACAGTGGTAATGAAAGCACACAAAGTTTGTCTGCCAACGGTACTACTAACTTTATTAGTGCTGCTCAAATGGTAAGTGACATCAGGGATGAAATTGGTGCAGCTAGGATTGATGTTGTTTCTAGTCTACCTTCTGGTACTGGTTATAGTATAGGGGACTTCGTATTCCTCACTTCTGATAAGAAGCTCTATGAGTGGACTGGTTCTACTTGGGTTGCTACTGTAGGAGAAGTACCTACTGGCTCTATTACGTCAACTAAGATTGCTAACGATGCGATTACTACCCCAAAATTGGCGACTAACTCTGTAACTACAGATGCTCTTGCGGCAAACTCCGTCACGTCAGATCAGCTAACGACTAACTCTGTAATCGCGGGTAAGATTTCTGCTGGTGCTGTCAGTGCTGATAAGATTGCAGTTACGAACCTCGCTGCTATTAACGCTAACCTTGGGGTAGTCACTGCTGGCTCAATCACTACGCTGTCTGGTGGGGTGGGTCTTCAAGTTAACGTAGCTGGTAAAGCTAATGCTATTTACGTTAATCAGAACAGCTCTGGTGTTTACGGTCTCTTTGCTGATAACGTAGCAACTGGGGGTGGTACAACTCAGTTCAAATCTAACGGTGGATTTACATCTCAGTTTATCAATAATATAAACGGCTCAGGTGCTTTTGGTCCATACACAGCCATTGACGCTCAGTCAGTAACGGGGGGTAAAGCTAGGATAGCAGTGGCTACTGTTGGTGGTGGCTATGGCGTAGATGTTTACGCTGGTGGTTATTACGATAGCAGTGGTGTTGGTTATGGCCCATTTACAGGGCGTCACGATGGAATGATTGCTAAAGGGACGCCTCTATCCTTTGGTGATATTGTTGTGGATGTCAGAACTATTGCTATAACCCTATCTGATTGCTTTACTGAGG